GTGCCTCAGGACCGACGCCCAAGGCTTTTTCTTATTTCCGCAAAACTCGATGAGGCCACCAGTATGGGGAGACCCCGGAAGCCGACCGAGCTCCACCTGATCAGCGGATCGGCCCAACACGACCCTCAGCGCATGCGCGATCGTCAGGCCGAGCCCACGGTTGACGGCTCCGACCTTCGCGATGCCGATGCTCCGGAGCATCTCGACAAAGCCCACGCCGACCTGTGGAACGAGCTTCGCGGCCAGCTTCATGCCCGGGTCTCGACGCAGGTGGACGCCACCGCTTTCGAGGCTCTTGTGCGGCTGGTGCAGGTGATGCGCTCGGGTCGAGCCGTGGCCGCAGACTATGCCCGCCTGCAGGCCTATCTCGGAGAGTTCGGCATGACGCCAGCCTCCCGTTCCAAGGTGTCGCAGGGCAAGCCGGCCGAGGCGAAGAAGGGGTTCGCGGCACTTAAGGCTGCCGGGTGAGCTTCGCCGATCGCGCCCGAGCATATGCTGAGGGCGTAGCCGCGGGCAAGATTGTGGTGTGCCGGCTGGTTCAGCTGGCCTGCACGCGGTTTCTGGCGGACCTGGATCGTATCGACTGGCTGTACGAGCCGGCGCGGGTTGAACGGGTCTGCGGGTTCGCCGAGATGATGCCGCACGTGAAAGGGCGCTGGGCACGGACCCGTGACCTGATCGTGCTTCAGGACTGGCAGGTGTTCATCCTGGCGTGCCTGTTCGGGTTCGTGGACGGGCAGGGCAAGCGCCGCTTCCGGCAGGCCTACATCATGCTGCCCCGCAAGCAGGGCAAGTCGGTGCTGGCCGCGGTCATCGGGCTGTACATGCTGGTCATGGACGGGGAACCCGGCGCGGAGGTTTACTGCGGCGCCACGACGGAGAGCCAGGCTCTGGAGGTGTTCCGGCCGGCGAAGCTGATGGCCCAGCAGGCGGATGACTTCCTTGGCCAATTTGATGCGACGGTTGCGGCTAAGTCGATCTTCACGGTGGACGGGTCGCGCTTCCAGCCGGTGATCGGCAAGCCCGGAGACGGCAGCTCGCCGCACTGCGCGATCATTGACGAATATCACGAGCACGACACGCCGGATCAGTTCGACACGATGGTGACGGGCATGGGCGCCCGCGAGCAGCCGCTGGCGTTGGTCATCACGACCGCCGGCGATAACCTCGGCGGCCCCTGCTACGACCTGCAACGGTTCGCCGAAGACGTGCTGGAAGGGCATATCGGCGACGACCGGCTGTTCGCTATCATTTACACGATCGACAAGGCAGACGACTTCCGGGACTTCTCGGTGTGGCGCAAGGCCAACCCGAACCTGGGCATATCGGTTGGCGAGGACTTCCTGCTCGCGCGGTTCGAGGAGACGATGAGCCGGCCCGCCAAGCAGGGCATCAACCTGACAAAGCACCTGAACGTCTGGGTGTCGTCGCGTGACGCATGGTTGGGCATGGCGGACTGGCAGGCCTGCAAGGGCGATGTCGATCTGGACAACCTCGCCGGGTGTGAGGCGTGGATCGGGTTGGATCTGGCGACCAAGATCGACGTGGCCGCGATGGTCGCGAAGATCCGGATGCCCGATGGTCGGTTCGCCTACTGGCCGCGGTTCTACCTGCCCGAAGCGGTGGTGCACGAAGCCCGGTCTAAGAACGCCGCGGCATATGGCGGCTGGCATGCAGCCGGCCACCTGACACTGACGCCCGGCGACGCCACCGATTTCGAGTTCATCGCAGAAGACCTCCGCAAGCTGATGCGGCAGCTGGACGTTCAGGCTGTCGGCTTCGATCCGTTCCAGGCGCACCACCTCGCCCAGCAAATGCAGGCGGAGGGCGCGCCGATGATCGAATATCCGATGCAGACGAAGACACTTTCTCCGCCGATGCGTGAGATGGAAGCGGCGATCGTCGCCAAGACGCGCGTGCATCCGGGCAACCCGATGTTCGACTGGATGGCGTCCAACGTCACCGCCAAGGAAGACGGCCGCGGCAACATTTACCCGCGCAAACCGCACGGCCAGGATCACCTGAAGATCGACGGTATCACCGCGGCGCTGATGGCGGAGGGGCTGAGCATGGAGGAATCCGAGCCAAGCTCTGTGTACGAGACCCGCGGCGTGTTGATGATTTGAAAGGGGCGGAATGACACTGTTCGACCGCCTCATCGGCTGGATGGACGGGGCGGGCGGGCGTCAGCCGGAAGCCCAAGCACCTGCACATTCCGTGCAAGCCTATACATCGGTCGACTTGGCCGACAGCCTTGCCCTGGCGGTGCTTGGAGGCAGTGAGAACGCCTCGGGTGCCGTAGTCAACCGGCGTACTGTGTTGCGCAATTCGGCTGTCGCGCGCTGTGTCTTTCTGATCTCGAACTCGATCGGCATGCTGCCGCTCCACCTGCTCCAAGCGAGCGACGGCGGGAAGACCGAGAAGGCGCGGGATCATCCGCTGTTCGACGTACTTTCGGCGAAAGCGAGCAAGTCTCAGTCCGCTTTCGTGTTCCGCAGGCTGATGCAGCACCGCGTGCTGACGGACGGGAATGCCTACGCTTACGTTGTCCGCGCCCGCGGGCGGGTGCTGGCGCTTCACCCGATCGCCCCGGATCGGGTCACCCCAGAGCAGCGCGACGACTGGTCCGTGATCTACAAGGTCCGGGATAAGTCGGGCGGTGAACGCACCGTGCAACCGGAAGATATGCTGCACATTATGGGGCCATCGGAGGATGGCATCAAAGGGCTGGCGCTTACCGATTACGCTGCGGACGTCTTGGGCTTGTCGCTTCGTGCTCAGGAGGCCGCAGCCCGCGTTTTCCGCAACGGCATGATGGTGGGCGGTGCCCTGCAAACTGAGGGCAAACTGACCGATACGGCCATTGCGCATCTTCGCGCCAGCATTGAGGAGCGGTTCTCCGGTTCAGAGAATGCAGGCAAAAGTCTGATCCTGGAAGAAGGGTTGAAGTACCAACCCATGTCGACGAGCTCGAAAGATGCTCAGAACCTGGAAACCCGACAGCACCAAATCGAGGAAGTCGCGCGCATCTTCGGAGTGCCGCGCCCCTTTCTCATGGTGGACGACACCAGCTGGGGCACTGGCATCGAGCAGTTGGGTATTTTCTTCGTACAGTACGGACTGGCCCCGTGGTTCAAGGCTTGGGAGGAAGCGATTTCCATGACGCTCTTGACCGACCAGGAACGCAAGGATCGGCTTTTCCCAAAGTTCAACGAGCGGGCGCTACTCCGCGGTTCGATGGAAGCGCAGGCCAACTTTCTTTCAAAGTTGGTCGGCACGGGCGGCGCCCCGCAAATCATGGAACAGAACGAAGCCCGGGGGTTCTTGGACCTGTCGCAGCACGCCGACGGCGGTGGGCTGTCGAAAGGCTCGGCCGCGGCAATGGAAGGATCGCAGAATGCGCCACCGCAACCTGCTTAGCGTCTACGCAAGCCAGCGACCGCCGGAGATCGGCAATGCTGGCTCCGGTGCAGACTGGAAGTTCGAGGCGCGTGCGCTGTCGCCCGAGTTCAAACACTTCGACGTAACCGCGCTTGCCAGTGCGCGCCCGACCATCTCGATCTTCGACTATATCGGCGACGATGGCATGGGCGGCGGTGTGACCGTGCCGAAGATTGCGGGCGCGTTGCGCTCCGTCGCCGGCAAGCCGATCATCGTCGAGATCAACTCGCCCGGCGGAAACGTCTTTGACGGCGTCGCGATGTACAATCTGCTTCGCCGGCACGATGCCGACGTTGAGGTCCAGGTGCTGGGCATCGCTGCTTCCGCCGCTTCGGTGATTGCGATGGCCGGTGACACGATTGCGGTTGCGACGAACGCCGAGATCATGATCCACGAAGCCCGCGGCCTGTTCTTCGGCACCAAGTCGGAGATGAAGGAAGCCTACCAGACGCTTGAGCATATCGATGCCGGCATGTGCGAGACCTACGCCGCGCGCTCCGGCCGTCCGATCGACGAGTTCGAAGCGATGATCGCCGGCAAGGATGTCTATTTCCGCGGCCAGCAGGCGATCGACGCCGGCCTGGCCGACCTGCTGCTCGACCGTGAAGCCCAGATGCCGGTCTATGCGGAAGCACCCGATCACCCGAGCGACAAGGCTTCGCTCGATCAATTTCTCGCCAAGAACGGCATGTCGCGATCCGAGCGCCGTGACCTGTTCCGAGCGATGAACCCCGGCACGCATAACGCTGCCGACCCTGCCACGCTTCGCGCTGGCGATGAACCGGACGCGGCAATGAGCCGCGCCCTGCTTGCCCTCACCGTCTGAAGGAACAGACATGACCATGTTGACCAACCTGCGCGGCATCGCCGCGCCGGGTCGGGGCCTCATCGCCGTGCGCGCCGAAGCCCAGCCTAAGTCCCCGCCGACCATCGAAGCACTCGCCACTGCCTGGGAAGGCTTCAAGGCACACCACAACCAGGAGCTCGCCGACATCAAGGCCGGCAAGACGGATGTGGTGACGGCCGAGAAGACGGACCGCATGAACGACGCGATCACCGCGTTGCAGGCATCGATCGACGAACAGGCGGTCCAGATCGCCGCCTACAAGCTCAATGGTGGCGGCGGCGATCAGCCGCGCGACCCGGAGTATTCGGGGCAGTTCAAGGCCTACTTCAAGCGCGGCGACATCAGCGCCAAGCTGGAAGAGATCCGCGCGGCCGCCACGAAGACGGACGGCGAAGGCGGCTATCTCGCCCCGGTCGAATGGGATCGCACCATCACGAAGCGCCTCAAGCAGGTGTCGATGATGCGCAACTATGCGTCGGTGATCTCGATCAGCGGCGCTGGCTTCAAGAAGGTGTTCTCCGATCGTGTCGTCGGCTCCGGCTGGGTCGGTGAGACCGCCGCTCGCCCGGCGACCACCACGCCCGGCCTGACTGTCCTCGATTTCGGCCTGGGTGAGCTCTACGCGAACCCGGCGGCATCGCAGGGTCTGATCGACGACGCCGAGGTGGACATCGAGGCATGGCTTGCGGACGAGGTGAATACCGAGTTCGCCAAGCAAGAGGGCATCGCCCACCTCTCTGGCGATGGCGTCAACAAGCCGTTCGGCGTGCTGACCTATGTCACCGGTGCGGCGAACGCTGCCAAGCACCCCTGGGGCGCAATCCCGGTGGTCAACTCGGGGGCGGCCACGGCGCTGACAGCCGATGGCATCCTGAGCCTCGTCTACGATCTCCCCGCCGAGTTCGAGGCGAACGCGCGGCTGTTCATCAACCGCAGCAGCGTCGGCGCGCTCCGGAAGCTGAAGGATGCGGGCAACAACTACATCTGGCAGCCTTCGTTCGAAGCTGGCCAGCCCTCCACCATTGCTGGCGTGCCGATCGCGGACATGCCCGGCATGCCGGTGGTCGCGGCAGGTAACGTCGCGGCCCTCTATGGCGACATGGATGCCACGTACCAGATCGTCGATCGCATCGGCATCCGCGTGCTGCGCGATCCCTTCACCAACAAGCCGTTCGTCCACTTTTATACCACGAAGCGGACCGGCGGTGGCGTGAAGAACCCGGAGCCCATGCGCGCCCTGAAGGTCGCGGCCTGAACCTAGTCGGCCGGGCTTCGGCTCGGCCGCAACCCTTTCGGGAGACACCCCCATGACTGCCAAGAAGACCACGGCGACCGTCGCCGCCAATTCCGCCGATGCGCCTCTTGATCAGCCCGGCACGTCCGTCGGCACCAGCGACGTGAAGCTGTCCGATACGCCCGGCGTTGCCGACACGACCCTGCTGGAGGTCGATACGCTGACGCCTGCGACGGAAGTCGCGGCATCCGGCGCCATGATCGAGCCGACCATCGTGGAGCGCATCGATACGTCGCACCCGGCGGTGGATAACGAGCCGCGCAAGGGTCAGCCGAAGATCGCCAACCGGATCGACTTCAACGATCCGCACCAGACCATGCAGGAAGCCGTCGAGGCCAACCTCAAGGGCTGATCCCGCTCTCTCGAGCACCTGGGCCGCTCCTGATGGGGCGGCCCTCTCTATTTCAGACGTGAGGTGACCATGGCGCGATCCGCTCTCCGGACCCGGCTCAATCGGACTGTGGCGGTGGTCGTTGGCCTCGGCGGCGGTGGTTCCACCCCCATCCTCGCCACCCTCGCCCTATCCGGCACCCTGACCGTCGGCACTGCCGCATCGGGCGTCATCATCGTGGGCACCGCTGCCGGCAGCACGGTTGCGCTGAGCGGCGCTGGTGCAGCGGGCCTGACCGTCTCCGGCAGCGGCACCACGCGCACCATCAACGGCACCCCCACCACGGCGGGGTCGATCACCGTGACCGAGACGCTGGCGGGGGCGACGGGTTCGCCCAAGAGCGGCGCGCTCGGGACGGTGGGGGCTGCTGTCTCGACGGCCCAGCGCGTCATCCACTCGACCGACTGGGCGTTCGACGTTGACGACGTGCCCGCACTTGCTTTCCAGATCGCGCAGCACCTCGCCGGAAACATCAACCTAATCGGCGTGATGGTGTCCTCCCGATCAACCTACGGCGCTCCCGGCGTCGAGGCTATGCTTGCGACCTACGGCGTTACCGGGGTGCCAGTTTACACCTACAAGACACCTGCGGAGGGCGGCCTTTCCACAGATATTGGCACGGTCGAAAGCGGCTCAGCGAGCGGCTACTCTCTTGCGTTGCGCGATCAGTTTGGCAGCACAGCCGTAAAAGCAAAAAGTCGCACCAACTATCCGGGCACTTCGATCGGCTGGCGGACGCTACTCGCTGCCGCGCCGGACGCATCAGTATCGATCGATTGCGTCGGCAGTCCGGTCGACTGGTTCGAGTTTCTGGCGTCGCCTGCAGACGGCATCTCTCCGCTTACCGGGCAGCAGCTATCCGACGCCAAGATCAAGGATTGGTATCAGATGGGCGGGCGCTTCGACGCGGCCGTTCAGGAGTTTAACGTCGCGATCAGCAAACCCGCCATGATCGCTCTCAAGCAACAGCCGTGGCGTCGCATTTGGCAGGGCTACGAGTTCGCCAATCCGATTCAGATCATGCCGCCGCGCTTTACCAACCCGCTTATCGATCCGGTGGCCAAGGCTTATGAGGTCTATGGCATCGAGAACGTGCTTACCGATGATCGACGCGCCGCTTACGATCCGTCGTCGGGCTATATCTCCCGCTATCCCGGTGCGAAGGCTGCGAACACATCAAGCGCCCTTGGTGACGTAACGATCGATCCGACAACCGGGGTTTCGACTTTCGCGGCAAACGCCAGTGGCAAGGACGAGTTGCTGACCCGGACGGCAGGTAACACCGCCTACCAGAACCTTCTGGATGCGGCACTCGCGGACATTACGAAGCCGCTCCCGGCTGACTTCCGTGGTGGCTTCATCGAGCTTGCCGAAACGACCGGCGGACTGTTCCGCGATCCGAACTACGCAGGCTTCCTGGCGATCCTCGGCAGTTCGCTGGGCAACACCGACAACGATCCTACGCGGGTGGCGTCCGGCGCGTCCAACTTCATCCGGTTCAACGGCACAGATCAGTGGCTGACGATCCGCGACAGCCGCCGTCTCGACGGGCCGAGCATTGCAGCAGGCGTCAGCTTCCGTGCGACTGCGCTGCCGTCAAGCGGCGAAGCCACTCTCGTCTCGCGCATGAAGGGCAACGCCACCAAGGTCTGGTTCTGGCGTCTCATGCTCAATTCGACGGGCAATCTGGTCGCCTACTTCTACACCAGCCTGACCAGCGGCACGCCGGCAGCTACGATCGCGTCCACCGCGACGGTCGCGGCAGGCTCGTGGAACCGCGCTGTGGCATGGCACGACGGCACCAACGTCCACCTTCGCCTCAACGGTGTCGAAGTGGCCACGCCGATCGCGTGCGGCGCGCTGCCGAACGGCGTTTCCCCTGTCACGACGGCGGACGTGCGCATCGGCTCGCGCAATACGTCGGGCAATATCGACTTCTTCAACGGCGACGTGGCGAACGCCTTCGTCAAGTCGGGGACCGCGCTGACCTTGGCCGAGGTGCAGGCCTTTGAAGCTCAGATGGTCGCCTCCGCATCCACCAAGCAGGGCATCACCCTCCCTTAGCGGTGGGCGCACCAGAATACACGCAGGGCACGCTCGACGGGGAGCAGACCGCCATGGACAGCTACACAGGCGATCGGGGGCCGTTCAACGGAAGCCCCGGCATCGCATCATCGCCAGCGGGCAACCAGGCGTTCACGGTGACCGACAACAACGCGGTCCTCGCGAACCTTACGCTCACCAACTACAAGACGGTCCTGCGCCAGAAGTCGGATCAGCCCGACAAGTCGAACATCACCGTTTCCGGCATCACCGCACATAACATCGTGCGTGGCTGGGAGACGGTGCAGGGGCAGGAAACCTACGGCGCGACCTTGCGCGACAGCACATTCACGCAAGTCGAGCGTGCGGTCGCGCGATGGTGGAGCGTGTATGACGGCCTGATCGAGAATGTGACCGGCAGCGGTCTAGGCGCGGCCGGAGAGCCATTCGGGCAGGGCATTGCGCTAGACGGGCAATGCCATCGCATCAAGATCCGCAACTGCGAAATGAATGACTTCGCGGGCATTATGGCGGACGGCAAGCCATACGGCCAGGGCGAGGGCTTCTCCGACGAAGGCGGCAATTACGAAGTCATTTATGACACCTGCACCGCGCGGCGGAACGTCGATGCCGGATGGGACAGCAAGAGCGGCGCGACCTTTCTTGGTGTATGCACGGCCGGGGGAAGTCACCGCAACTTCCGCCTCTGGATCAACGACACGGAGGCGAGGGGCGGGACGCTGGTCAGTGAGTCCCCGACCAATCAGGACTTCTGGTACGATGGCGGCGACAGCCCGACGCGGCCGGTCACGACTTCCAACCTCGGCAAGATCATCGCGAAGGGCGCCGTTGTCCTTACGACGATCGGCGAAGGTGAAGGGGAAATCGACACGCGCGCCGACACCGGGCAGGCGATCTTCCGTTCCGAAACCGGGCCGACGGTCGTCAATCTGCACCAGCCCTACGAGATCAGCGACCGGACCGGCTTCAAGTGGAAGTGGGGCGACATGACGGTCAACTGCCTTGCGGGCGGTTACTATACGCCAACCGGCGGGCTTCGGGCGTTCTACCCTAGCGCACCGCCGACTGGTGCGGGCGGGGTGCTGCTGTGATGGCTGACCTGCCCGATACTTTCAGCCCGGTGTCATGCACCTCGGAGGCCCCTGTCAGCGGCTTTGGGCGATCCAAACGCTTCCGCGTATCACCACAGCTGAAACCGAGTATATCCCTTTGATCGTCCTGGACAAGCCGCTGACCAGCTTGCGGGCCGATACTAGCGACCGGTTCAACGGCAAGCGATACCTGAACGCCAAGGGGCGCCCGGTCACCCGACTGCGCCTCGTCGGCGAGCAGGCCGGCAAGTTTTATTACGCGGCTGCGGATGATCTGGCGGCGGTGCTGCCGGCGATGATCAAGCCCGTCGGGTCCGCCACGTCCATTGCGATTGGCGGGAAGCTGGCAGGGCGCAAGCTGTAGGCTGAGACGGCATCACGCCCGAGCGACGAGCCTACGACCGACATCCTGCGCCTTCTTCTCGACCAGCTTGTGAAAGAGCCACGCCGCGGCGATTGCCAGTGCAAAGCAGACAGGAACCAGTGCTGGGTAGATGGCCCCGGCGACGCTGCCGACCAGCAGGATGATAGGCACGTGAACCAGGTATAGGCTGTACGAGACGCCGCCGAGCCAAAGCGTCATCCGATTTGCGAACAGACGTTCGGTCCCGCCGCGGCGGAGCACCAGCGCAACGGCGAGCGCAGCGCCGAGGCCGACCGGGAACTCGCCAAACAGCCAGAGCAACTTGCCGCCATTGTTCGGAAGCATCATGCGGCTGGTCAGAAGAAGGCACACGGCGATCCACGCCATCGCTACGACAGCGGCGGGCAGCCGCGACACAGCTGCCGAGATCCTGGCGCGCTCTTGAGACAGGCCGATGCCGAGAACGAACAGGTAGGAATAACGGCCGGTCTCCAGGATCGAGTCTCCGACAGGGCTGTCGATGCGGGCCTTGGCGACGATGCAGATAACCGAAAGTGCCAGGCCGCTCAGGATGGTGAACTTGGGAAAGCGCAGATAGGCCGCCACGAGAAGCGGGAACACGATCGAGATCCTCATCTCGTGAACGAGGCTCCACATGACATTGTCGAGATCCTCGGCGCCGCCGGTCATCGCAAGGTGTTCAACGACCTTGCTCACGCTTAGAGGTGGGTTCCAGGACAGATCGTTGAACCAGCTGCTCGCGGTGGGAACGTGGCCTCCATCGAACAGCAGGTAGAGCAAGGCGCTGCCAAGGATCGCTGCTGTGAACGGAAGCCAGATCCGGCAGATCCGCTTAATGAGATAGGGCCGGTAGCGCTGCCCATCAGTCCCGACGAAGCTGTATGCGAGAACGAACCCACTCAGCACGAAGAAGACGTACACGGCAGGACGTCCGGCGGTCAGGATGCTGCCGGGACTGCGGAGCAGGACGTTGAATAGTGGCGAGCTGGGTTCTTTAAGGTAGGCCGCCCACCCGAGCGGGAACAGCAAGCACAGATGGTAGAAGACCACGACCACGGCGGCGACGCCGCGCAATCCATCTAGGCTTCGAATGCGCACTGCTGGCTGATCGGGGTGTTCACCCAGATCGCGCGCGACCGTGACCATCTTCATATTATGCCGACCCCGCCGTGTTGCTCGAATGTTGCTGGCGCTAACTTATGTGAGCCCGCAAGGGCCGAGAGGCCACGTTAGCGCCGCTTCGGCACAATCGTGGGACACATCGCTGAGAGGGGCGGCCTGTAGGCTGAGACGAGAGCGGCTTCGTTACGGAACACCCCCGCTACTCTCGTCTCGCCGCCCTTGTGGCTCGCTCTGGTTAACAATCGGTTGAGGAGACGAGCATGGCCGAGCCTGTGAGTCTCGAGGACGAACCCGTCACCCTGGCCGACGCCAAGCTGCACCTGCGCGTGGACGACGACACCGAGAACGACCTGATCGCCAACCTGATCGTCGCCGCGCGCGAGGAGGTGGAGCTGGCGACCGGCTTGATTCTGACGCGCCGGCAGATCACCGAGGCGCGGCAGGGCTTTGGCCCTTGGCTGGCGCTCTACGCATGGCCAATCGATAGCATCGACGCGATCGATTATCTCGACGCGGCCTATGCTCCGCAGACCATGCCGCCGAGCGACTGGATCGCGGACCTGAACGTGCGGCCGGCGCGGCTGGCGGCGATCGGGCGGCCTTCCACACTGCCCGGCACGTCCACCACGATCACCATGACGGCGGGCTATGCGACGCTGGCGGATGTGCCGTTCATGCTCAAGGCGGCGATCTTGCTGCTGATCGGCATCGAGTATGACCGCCGCGCGCCGACCGCGGACGAGGCTTCGCGGCTGGCCAGCATTTACGATCGCCACCGGCTGCCGGTGATTGGCTGATGGCGCTTTCCTCCTCCCCCGGCGCGCGCAATCGACGCATCGCCTTTCACCGCGCCGAGATCACCAAGGACGCCATGAACGCCGACGTGCAGACGTGGCCCGAGCTGGGCAAGCGTTGGGCGTGTGCATCGTTCGGGACGGGGCAGGAGCGGCGCGACGCGGCACAGCAGAGCGGCTCGGCGCCGGCTACCTTCCGGGTGCTGCTCGATAGCCTGACGCGCACCCTGACGATCACCGACCGCATCCGGTATCTGGAAGCGGACTGGGATATCACCTCGATCGTGCCGGCGGCGGATGAGCGGCCGAACACGGCGATCGACATCACCGCGATCCGTGCCGCCTGATGGAAGAGGATCTCGTCGCCAAGCTGCTCGCCGATGATGGGCTGGAGGCGCTGGTCGGCGCGCGCATCTACTGGCTGGATCGCCCGCAGACGGACGCGCTGCCTAGCATCACCCTGCAGGTTATCTCGCCGGGCCGCACCTACACCTACGCCGGCGCAACCGGGCTGAACGGGCCGCGCGTGCAGGCTGACTGCTGGGGCGCGTCGTACCTTTCCGCCAAGCAGGTCTCCCGCGCGCTGATCGCTGCGGTCGAGATGCCGGGCACGCGGGGCGACACGGTGTTCAGCGCGGCATTCCTCGAAAGCGCGGCCGATCTGCCGCCTGAGGATATGCCGGCTAAGCAGCCTGGTGGGCCGAGCAAGGTCTACCGAGTGAGCATGGATTTCATCATCTGGAACGCACCAGCCTGAGGAGGGCATAATGACGACCGAAGTCGAAACGGGCATTGGCAGCGAGTTCTGGCTCAAGCCCGGAACCACCGGCACCCTGACCATGCTGGGCGAGGTGACGAACATTCCCGTCCCGAACGGCACCACCGGGCTGATCGATGCCAGCCACATGAAGACGGTGGGCTTCAAGGATTACATCGCCGAGCCGCTGGCGGACGGCGAGGAGGCGGATCTCGAGATGAACTGGATCCCCGGCAGCGCCACCGAGACGCTGTGCCTGAGCGCCAAGAACAAGACCTGCGACTTCAAGATCGTCATCCCGGTCGGCGCCGGCAAGCGTCAGTTCGTCGGCAAGGTGCTGGTGCGCGACTTCAAGCGCACGAACCCGATGATGGACAAGCGCACGGGCACGCTGACGGTGAAGTGGGTCGGCGAGATCACCGAATCCGCGGTTGCTCCGTGATGGCAAACCCATTCCGGGGTGAGGCCACCTTTAAGGCCGGCGATACCGAATACACTCTCTCGCTCGATATTGAGGCTCTCATCAAAGCCGAAGAGTTGTCCGAGTTCGACATGCCTGTTCTGTTGGCGAAGCTGGACAGCGGCAACTGGAAGGCGCTGCGCGCGATAATCTGGGCAGGTCTGAAGCGCGACCACCCTGATCTGGTGCCGCTCCGCGCGGCCGAGATAATCGTAGAGGCTGGAGCGGCGGTCGCGTCGGCAGCGATGCGGAAAGCGCTTATTGCGGCATTGCCGGCGCATAAGGGCACGGCAGCCGACGCAAACCCTCCCGAGGCGACGACTGGGACTGGCTCGGCTGGCTGAGCCGGTGGAGCGCGGAAGGCTTCGACCCTGATGCGTTCTGGCGGCAGACCCCGCGCACATTCGTCGCCATTATGGAAGGTCGTGTCGCCGCCGCTGAGCAGCGCCACAACGAGGCAATGATGCTGGCGTGGCACATTGCAGCACTGCCGCTGATGAAGACGTTTCCGAAATCGCCGGACAAACTGATGATTTCTGCTGAGCGAGCGCCCGCGCCCCAGGCGCCGGGTGACATGCTGACGGCGATGCGAGCATGGGCGGAGGCAACGAAGCACTGATGCCGAAAGAGGTCATCAAGCTGACGGGCTTCAAAGAGCTCGGTGCGGCGCTCGCTGAACTGCCGAAAGCTACCGGCAAAGCCACCGCTCGGCGCGTGCTGATCAAGGCTGGCACGCCCATCCAGGAAATGGCCGAGCAAGCCGCGCCAGTGCGGAGCGATCCGGAAAAGGTCGTCACCTACGGCCGAGGCGATGCCAAGCGCATCCGGCGGCCGGGTACAGCCGAAGCGTTGGTGCAGATCGGCACGCGGCTCACTCGCTCGCAGGCCCGGCAGGCGCGCAAGGCCGGCAAGAGCGAGACAGAGGTCTACGTAGGCACGCGCGATCCGATCAGCCGGCTGATCGAGGGTGGCACTTCGCAGATCGCCGCGCATCCGTTCATCCGTCCGGCATGGGATGCGCTCAAGTTTCGAGCGCTCGACATCATCGCTGCAGAGCTTGGTGCCGAAATCGAAAAGACCGCCGCACGGCTGGCAAAGAAGCTCGCCAAGACACAGAAGTAGGGGGCAGCATGGCAGCATCCATCATTGGCTCCTTGCGCGTCGCGCTGGGGCTGGACACCGCGACGTTCGAGCGCGGCGCCACATCCGCCGAGAAGCGCGCCCGCCAGCTTGGCGACACGATCGGCAAGAATCTGCGCGGCGGGCTACTCTCCGCGAACAACGCCCTCGGACTTTTCGGGATCACCCTGAGCGCCGGCGCCATCGTAGCCGCAGGCAAGAACGCGCTTGATTACGCGTCGTCGCTTGGTGAGGTCGCGCAGCAGCTTTCGGTGACGACCAAGGATCTCCAAGTCTACCGTTACGCGGCCTCGCAGGTTGGCGTCTCGCAGGAAGAGATGGACAAAGGACTGTCCAAGCTCAGCCTGTCGATCGGCCAGGCCGCGGATGGCGCCAAGAAGCAGGCGACCACCTTCAACGATCTCGGCATCAACGTTCGCGACGCAGGCGGCAATATCCGCGCGACGAGCGACATTCTGCCGCAGCTTGCGGACGCGCTTGCTCAAATCAAGGATCCAGCCACTCGCGCACGCATAGAGGTCGAGCTTTTCGGCAAGACCGGACAGAAGCTCGACACGCTCCTGTCGGGTGGCAGCAAGGCAATTAACGAACTTGCCGCGGCTGCCGAAAAGGCAGGCGTGGTGCTATCGCCCGACCTGATCCAGCGGGCGGACGATGCAGCGGACAAGCTTTCTGCTGTAAAGCAGGTTCTTGAAGCCAAGATCGCTGGTGTTGTCGCTGATAACGCCGGGGCCATTCTCCAGCTCGGCGATGCGCTTGTCTGGCTGATTGACAAGGCTGGCCAGGCCGCGAAGGCCTGGCGAGTATTCGTCTTAGAGCAGAAGGCGAACAACGCGGAAAGCCGCCTGCGTGGTCTGCCTGGCCTGTTCATTTCGGAAACTGACAAGCGCGACGCCCTCCAAGAAGCGTCCGATCTCCGCACCGAGATCAATGGCATCCTAAACCCCAAAGCCATGGTGCGCACCGGCAAGGGCGCAGGAAGCCTGTTCGATGCACAGAGCAACCCGCTCGATGTGCGTGGGGCGCTGGGCGGGGTCGCCAGTGGGCGACAGGCTTCGGGCCTGAACCGGATTGTCGGCGGCGGCGGTGGGAAGAAGAGCGGCTCCCATAAAGCGGCAAAGGCCGAAATCGATGAGGTCGATGAGGCTGCTAAGGCTGCCGACATTTCGATCCGCAACATGGGCGATGCGCTCCGCGATCTGACCGCCGACGCTTACGAAAGTGACGGGCTTTCCTCGATCCGCGATGCGATTGACACGCGGACTGACGTGAAGCTCGCTGGTTGGGAAGACATGCGACGCGAGCAGGCGCGGCTCTACGACGAAGGCCAGGATCGGGTGCGCGGCTTGGCGGATTTGTTCGAAAGCGAGATGAACGGCGCCGGCGGCAGTTTCTGGGATCAGTGGAAGGATATGGGCAAGCGCGCCGTTTCCGAGATCCTGTCGAGACTGCTGACCAACAACGGCGGGCAGGGCGGGGGTTTGAGCGCGATACTTGGCGCAACCAGCAAATCGATATTCGGTGGCTTGGGCAGCCTGACCAGCTTGTTCGGCGGGGGGAGCAACGCTTCGATCGTCGCCAATTCAGCGACGCTGTCCGGCACCGCCCCGATTGCCAAGTTCGCCCGCGGCGGGACGATCGGTGGCTTCGGTGGTGTCGACCGCAACCTGCTGAGCATCAACGGCATGCCCACTGCGATGGTCGGACGCGGCGAGATGCTGAAGATTGAGCCGAACAACGACAACGTCCGAGGTGGGACGAACCACTTCCATCTGGAGGGCGCGGTGCTGACGCAGGATTTGGTCAATCAGATGAACGCGATCGGGCAGGCTTCGCAGCTCGGCGCGGTCGGCCAGGTTGAGAGCCGCGCCGCGCGCCGCGCGAAGACGCGGCTATGATCGATCTGACCGCGCTGGAGATCCAGTCCGCCTCGCCCAGCCTCATGGACTGGGGCGGGGAGCTTGCTGGTGTGCTGGGAGGCGTAACTATACGTCTTGACCGGCTCGGCAGCCGTCACGCGATCGCAGCCAACGCCCCGCCCAAGGTAGTAGAGCCGGAGGGCCGGCTTTGGACATCACGCCTCAAACGGGCGAAGCAGCAGGGAGGACGCGTCGCGTTTCCGCAGCCCGGCCTGCTGATAGGCGACCCCGGTACTCCGCAGGTCGCCGCCAACGTCGCGGCCGGCAGCAGCATCCCGCTGACGGGCCTAACATCGGGCTATGTCATCCGCGAAGGCCAGTGGCTGTCCGTCACGCACAACGGGCGCAGCTACCTCTATTCCGCCGATGCGCAGGTCACGGCGAACGGCTCGGGCAGCGCGACGGTCGCGATCACGCCGCTGCTCCGCTCGCAGCTATCCGCCGGCGATGTCGTCAACCTTGCCGCCCCGATTCTGGAGGGTTGGCTATCCGGTGATGAGTTCAGCTGGACGATTGAGGCGGCGCACACCGTTGGGTTGCAATTTACCGTGACCGAACGCGCATGACGGCCCTGACCCCGGCGCTCGATACGGCGCTGTCCGGTGACCGCGCGCTGATCTTCGGCTCGGTCGAGATCAATCTGCCCGGCTACGATCTGCGGCTGCTCGACGGTTCGGGCGTGCTGCAGGTGGATGGGCAGGCGTTCTTCGGCGAAGACACGATCTATGGCGTGCTGGAGTCGATCGACGAGCTGACTGACGGGTTGGGCGACGAAAGCCCCGCGCTCTCGATCAATCTGCTGCCCGCTTCAGAAGCATCGGCAGGCCAGCTTTCCTCGCCGACGTTCCAGGGCTCGCGGGTGCGGGTCCGGGTCGGCGCGGTGGACCGGCTGACGGGCATCAGCATCGGCGACTACCTGCTGTTCGACGGCGAGATTGACGTACCGGTACTGACGGTCGGCCAGCGGCGCCGCGCGCTGGCTCTGGAGTGCGTCTCCTCGTTCGAACGCTTCTTCGATAACGACGAGGGCGCGCGTTTGTCCGATAGCTATCATCAGTCGATCTGGCCTGGCGAGACCGGGTTCGCCAACATCACGGGGATCGAACAGACGATCTATTGGGGCGTGGCCAACCCGTCCGGCACGGTGAAGACCGGGCTGCGGGGCATCTTCCAGTGACGCCGTTCCAGCACAAGGTGGCCGCTGCGCAGGCCACGCTAGATCGCTTCAAGGATGTGCCGCTGCGGTTGGGGCGGAACGATTGCGCACGTATGGTCGCCTATCATCTCCGCAAGCTCGGCCACCGCGTGAAGCTGCCGCCATCGGGCTCCTATGCTTCGGCGCGATCGGCTCGGCGCGAGATGGGCAAGCTGGGTTTCGACACGCTGGAGCAAGCGTTGGACGATTTCGGGTTCGAGCGCATCGCGCCCGCCGCCGCTGTCGCCGGCGATGTGCTGATGCTGCCGGGAGACACCGACCTGGGCGCGTTGACCGTGGCGATGGGGAACGGCCGCGTCGTCGGCTATCACGAGGACGCCGACGGCGCGGTGGTGTTGCAGCCAGTGCAGTTCGTGGCGGCGTGGCGGGTGCAGCCGGTCTAGCCTGCCCAGTGCTGTGGACTGCCTAAGCTCCAGAATAGCGCCACGACCAGCGCTACGATAATTAAGCAGCCAGCTGCCGCCGGTGTTGGGCCGCGGTGTAGAACCTTTCCGCAGTGCGGGCAGCGTCGAGCCTCAGCCTGGATTGGCTCTGCGCATCGGGGGCACTGCTTCACTGGGCGGAGCACTCCAGTTTTCCTTGTAGGATGTTGCCCACCATCATGTCGTCGCGCGCGGTGCACCCGGTTGCCCCGGCCACCGCGGCGCGCATCTCGTCTCGCAGCTTCACTGATCCCACCACGAAGATCGACTTCTTCGCCACCTCGAAATAGCCGTTGCTGACAGACACGCGGTAGGTGCTGCCGTTTACCTTCGTCTTGAAGGTGCCGTCTGCGGCCGGCGCCGCTGACCCCAGTGCCACGCCGGCTGCTGCCATCATCACCCATCTGAACATCGCCGCGACTCCGAACCCGCGCCGGTCATAGCCCCAGGAGGGTTCATTGAGCAAAACTCTCCGAACAGCCGCTCTGGTTGTCGGCGCGGTTGCGCTAGTCGCGACCGGCGTAGGCGCGGTCGGCGCGATAGCCGCAGGAACTTCGCTGTCGGCTGGGATCGCTGGCGCAACGGCGTTCGGTATCTCTGCGGCGACGATTGGCACGATCTCGTCCGGCCTTGCTCTGGCATCCGGCCTGCTCGCCAAGAAGCCGAAGAGTTCGACCAACGGCGATCAGGCCCGCTTCACGGCCGACAAGAATGCCGCGCTCCCATACGTCATGGGCCGCACGTCCGTCTCGGGCTTTATCGTCCACCGGCAGACCCACGGCACGAACAACCTGTACCAGACCTTCTTCGCGGTGCTGTCCGCGGCCGGCCCGATCTACGGGATCGAGGCATTCAAGGTCGATGGCGTGACGACCAGCTTCACGCCCGGCGGGGCCGCGCAGGGCGACTATGCCGGATGGATGTGGCTGCGCACCCAGCTAGGGCAGACGCCCGAGGCGAGCGCGCTGGCTTCCCCGGTCGGCGCGGTAGATGGCTGGGAAGGCTCCTCAAAGCTGTCGGGCTATGCTGCCTATGCGTGGACGCTCAAGTTCGACGAAAAAGGGAAAAAGTTCGCGGCCGGTGTGCCCGAGCCATCGGCGGTGGTGTTCGGCGTCAAGTGCTACCATCCGCATCTGGACGACAACTATCCCGGCGGCAGCGGTCCGCAGCGCATCGATGACGAAAGCACGTGGAGCGTCACCGACAACGCTTTCCTGCATGGGCTGACCTGGCTGATCGGCCGGCACCAGAACGGCAAGCGGGTGATTGGCGTCGGCGCACCGCTCGATGGCATCGACGTGGCGGCTTATGTCGAGGCCTGCAACATCGCGCTGGCCAACGGCTGGAAGATGGGCGGCGTCGTTTATTCGACGGACGAAAAGTGGTCGGCGCTCAAGGCCATGCTCCAGGCCGGCGGCGGCGAGCCCGTCCGGCAGGGCGCGCGCATCTCCTGCACGATCAACGCCCCGCGCGTCAGCCTCGACACGATCCGCTCCTCCGATCTGGTCGGCGATGCATCCGTGGCCGCCACCCAGTCCCGTCGCGATCGGATCAACGCCGTGGTGCCGCGCTACCGCAGCGAGGCGCATGGCTGGGAGATGGTGCCGGCCAAGCTGGTCAAGGTGGACGCCTATGCCACCGAGGATGGCGGGCAGCGCACGAAGGAGATCGAATATCCGCTGGTGCAGGACGCCGCGACCGCTGCGCAGCTCGCGGCATACGACATCGTCAATGCGCGCGAGTTCGGCCCGATCACGCTGCCGCTCAAGCCTCGGTGGGTCGGCTACAAGCCCGGCGACTGCCTGACGATCGACATTCCCGAGCTCAACATGGTCGGCCAGACCGCGCTGATCCTCAACCGTTCGCTCGATCCGTCCAGCGGTGTCGTCACGCTGACGCTCAAGAGCGAGACGCCCGCCAAGCACGACTTCGCGCTCGGCCGCACCGCGAACCCGCCGCCGACGCCCAGCCTGCAGGTCATCGACCCCTCGCAGCTCCTGATCCCCGGCGTGACTGCCGTGTGGGACGACGTGCGCGACCCGAACCTGACGAAGCCCGAAGACAACGCCACCCTCGGCGCCACGATGTTCGACAACGTCTTCAACTCCGACGGCTCGCTCTACATGCCGATGGGCGGGGAGTTCGACCCGAGCGACATCTACTCGAGCTTGGGCATAGTCCAAGACGACCTGGCCAGCACGCGGGCGGACTTGCTGGCGGCATCGTCGGCGCTGGCGCTTACACAGGCGCAGGTCACCGAAACGGTCACGCTGCTCAAGATCCGGCCGAACCTTCAGAAGAACGGCGGCTTCGGGCAGGGGCTGACGGGGCTGATCAACCTGCCCGCGTCGGCCGCCGTCATCCAGAACAATGGCCTATGGGGCACCTACCTGCAGCATCAGCAGAACGGCGCTGCCAGCATGGTCATGCCGCCGCTGAACATCGCGGCTGGCGTCACCTACACGGCCAGCTTCGATTCCGTGCTGATTGCCACCGCCGGCCAGTCCTATGTCGCTGTATCCTATTGGACCGGGCCAGACGGCACTGGCACCGGATACTTCCCGGCGGTCTACAGCACGCCTCGCCAGGCCACTTTCGACTTCTCCGACACGACGCGGCAGGCGTTCAGCTTCACCACCCCCGCCGGCTACCAGTCGTTGCGCCTGCAGCTCATCACCGATGGTGTTGCGGGGATCACCGTCGCGGCATTCCGCAAGGTCAAGCTGGAGCGCGGCGGGCTGCCGGCATCGCTGTGGAGCGACGAGGCGACGGCCAACTCGGTCGATGCTTCGATCCGCGAGGTGGACACGGCTCGGATCAACGATTTCGCATCGCAGGCGAGCCGATTTGTAGGGGTGGAAAGCCGGGTTGCCGCCACCGAGGGCGTCGCGAACAGCGCCTATGCCGGCTACATCACGACCGCCGACACCTTGGCGACGTTCACCGGATCGCAGGCCAGCTTCAATTCGGCGGTTGTCGCACGGTTCGATGCGGTCGAAGGCGTGGCCGGCGGCGCGGCGGCGGGCGTCATCACCAACTCGGATGCGATCGTCGGTCTAAACGCGGCGCTGTCCACCTACCAGGTCGCCGTCAACGCCCGCTTCGGCACGAACGAGGGCAACATCACGACCGCGCTGACCGCGGCTAGCAATGCGCAGAGCAGCGTCACGACACTCAACCAGACGCTGCGATCGGTCATCAACGCCAACCCGAACCTGCTGGTCAACGGCGGCTTGCGCAATGGTCTGACCGGGCTCGGCTACAGCGCGCCGATCGCGGTGTACGACGACGTCAACTGGGGCCGGCTCCTCGGCATCGCCAACAATGGCGAGACGATCGTCACCTTTCCGCCGATCGCGTATCTCAACGGCGGCCCGATCACGGTCAGCTTCGACAGCAGCTTTTTCGCAGCGAGCGGGCACTGCAAGGTGGAGGTGGGCTGCTACAACGGCCCGAACGCCACCGGTGGCGCGCTGGCATTCCCGCAGAGCGCGATTCAGACCAGCGGCGATTTCTCGAACACCACGCGGCGCGAGTTCAGCTTCACCCCGCCCAACGGCACGCAGTCGCTCCAGGTGCGGCTGATCGCGCGGGACGTGACGGGCGTGCAGCGCATCGCGTTCCGGCGGATCCAGCTCGAGCGGCGCGACGGGCCGGCATCCGTGTTCAGCGACGACGCGACGGACCTCGCGCTGTCGGCATCGGTGACGATCCAGGCGGGCACGCTGGCCGAACTGAACGGCAAGCTGCAGGCCTACATCCGCCTGACCGCAATTGCCGGCACCAGCGAGGCGAAGTTCGAGGTGGTCGCCACCGAGGGTTATTCGCGGATCCGGCTGACGGCTGACACGATCGTGCTGGATGGTGACGTGATCGCCAGCGGCACGGTGCGCGCCGCTGCTTTCATGACCAACGCCGGCGTGGACCTTGCGGCGATCGTGCCGGGCTCGCTCAACTGGCGGCTCGGGACGGGGGCGGGGACCACCTACACCGCGCAGAGCGTCGATACGGGCATCATCAACCCGACTGGTTCCAACCCTGTAACGAGCGCCCACGTCATCCGGCTTTCGTCCTCTTTCGTCGCATCGCACGCGGGAACCACTGCCGGCTCGGTGATCCAGATGCTGGTCTACTATCGCATCGACGGCGGCGGTTGGATCGACACCGGGGCGACGATCTACGCCAACACGATCGGCACCTCGCCGCAGACCTTCAGCATGACTGACCGCAAGTTCAGCCCCGCGACCATGGGGACGATCGAGTTCGCGTATCGCATTCTGGGGGGCACCAGCGACGGGCTGGGCACCGTGAACGTCAACAGCGTCTCGGTCGCCGTCGAAGCCTCGTTCTTCAAGTAGGAGGCGGCATGCTCGGCTTCGTCCAGTTCAACAAGCAGACCAACGACGTCGGGCCGTGGGCTGAGGTTGTGTCCGCCTCGCAGCTTCCGCCATCGGCAGCAGGCTACGAGTGGATCCCGGTTCCGCTTCCCGCCGCCAGCTATTCGGTGGCGCTGGCCAAGGATGGTTCCCCGGCCCCCGCTCGCATCCTCACACCGGCGCTTACGCTGGGCCAGTTGGAGGCATCGTTGCTCGATCAGGTCGATGACAAGCGGGAGGCGCTCATGATGACAGTCATGACGTCCGGCGGCGCGAAGAAGACCGAATATGCCGAGAAGGCCGGCGAGGTCCGCGACTACCGGAACACCCTCGGCAGCATCCTCGCCGCGCTCAGCACGATCGATCAGCGCAAGCGGTTCCCCTGGGCGATGGCAGAGGTCGACCAGACCAAGGACACGCTGGCAGTGGTGATTGCCCGGTTCGAGGCCGGGGCAACGGCGTCCCGCACGCCCGCAGCCAAGTATGCGGCCATCGCGCAGGTCGGCAAGCGCGCGATCCGCACCGCCAGCACCGCCGCCGCCAAGCGCGCCGCATTCGCTGCGATCAACTGGAAAGCCTGAGGAGAAGCACCATGACGACTGCCAAGACGATCCCGAACGACGACGAAGCCGCCATCCTCGCCCGCGCCGACGAGATCCGTACCGAGCGCGCGCGAGTGGCCGCCGAGGAGTGCGTTACGCGCTTCAAGCCGCTTCTCGATCTCACCGCCAGCCCGGCATGGCAGGAGGTGCACGCCAAGCTGCTGGAGATCGCCCCCGCGCTGGTGACCTACACGCGGGTCTATATGGCGGTGGAAAGCCTGCCCCGGCAGATGGACCTCGTCAGCCAGCAGGTGCCGCCCGAGGCGCGCGAAGTTCCCCCGGTTGCCTGACGGTGACCTACCCGCAGATGATCCACATCACGGGCGTGACCGCGGTCTGGGTGATTTTCCTGTCGTCGCTGCGGTTCGCCGCGGCTGGCATCAGGGAGCTATGGCCGGTGGCTTGCGCCCGATGGCACCTGTTGACGTGCCGCGCGCGCGACAAGCGCTCATGCCAGCGCATGTGGCAGCAGGCCATGGACACGCTTCACATCGAGTTCTTTGCGGCCGTTACATCGCCGTGGAGCGTCGCGCTGCTCACAGGGGGAATGGCCATGATGGGCGGCGGATTGTCCCTCGGTAGCATCGGCGACGTCGCGCAGCTGGTCAGCAGCCACCCGGAGAAGCTCGATGCGTTCGATCGCGGTGGCGATGCCGCGTCCGCCTTACTGGTATGCACCGGCATGGCGATGGTGCTGGCGGCGCTATCGAAGCGGCGCATGCAATCGACGTGGATCAGCACGGGGTTCCTTCTGACCGGCCTCGGCGTCGGGATAGTGACGGCGTTGTGATGCCTCATCGCCTCCCCCCAGGGGCGCACGTTTACCTGCTCATCATCTTCGCAGTAGCAGCCGGGCAGATCGCCCGCCTTGGGCAGAAGCTGGAGCGGGGCGGCATCATCGGCTGGCGGCAGGTGCTGGTCGAGCTATCGATGCTTCCGGCATTTGGTGGTCTCGGCGGCGCGCTGGCAGCTGACCATAACTGGCCGGTCTGGGCACAGCTTGGCGCGGGCATCACCGCCGGGTGGCTGGGCTTCGGCAGTTTCAAGCTCATCATCGCCGGCATGCGCAAGGTGGCCACGCAGTTTCTCGACAGCACCGGCAAGTCCGATGCCCCCTGACCCTCTCCCGAACCCGTGGGACGAGCCAGCGCCTATGTGGCCGGAGGAGGAGAGGGCTTAGCGTCGGTGGCGCCGGAACAGGTACAGCGCCTCGCCTCCTGCCGCAGCCCGCCCCGCATAGTAGATCCAGCGGCGGTAGGGAATCGGGCAACTCTTAAGCCGCGCTTACAAGTTCGATACGCCGTAATCCCCCCGCCCGCGCAGACGTAGCGTGGGGTGGTGACTAGCGATCGACCGGAACGAGCAGCGCCAAGCGCCACCGCTGATATTCGTCAACCAACGAGGCGATAGTTCGACGGTGCGCCTCTCCGGCCACGACTTTCGCAGCCACGAACTGCTCCAGCGCGTGCTGCTCGAAATTGAACGGCGCACCGAACTTTTCGAGATCACCGTCGGGGATCGGGAACTTCCGGGCGACACTCATCAGGGCGGGGTCAGCTGGCAATTCACCCTCCTAGATCAACGTAATATCCTACCACACCTCACATCGGAGAACCACCATGACGACGGCTATCGAGCCGGCGTGGCTTCGTGCTGCGCGGGCGAAACTCGGCACGCGCGAAGCACCTGGCAAGGCGAACAGCCCGACCATCATGGGCTGGATCAAGCGGCTCGGCACGAAGGTGCTGGGCACGATCGTGAACGACGACGCGACGCCGTGGTGCGGCACGTTCGTGGCGATCTGCATGGCCGAGGCGGGGCTGCCCGCTGCGCCGATCGCCGTGCGCGCGAAAGCCTGGGCGACGTGGGGGTTGCCGATCGCGCCGCGCCTCGGCTGCGTGCTGGTGTTCGCGCGCGAGGGTGGCGGGCATGTCGGCTTCTACATCGGCGAGGATGACACGCGGTTCTACGTGCTGGGCGGCAACCAGGGCGACAAGGTGAGCATCGCACCGATCGCGAAGAACCGAATGGTCGCCTCGCGCTGGCCGGTGAGCGTGCCCGTCACGACCAAGGCGGTGCAGATGACGTCGGCCGCTGCTGCATCGAGCAACGAGGCATGACCGCGCGCGAGCAACTGATCGCCTACTTGGCGACGCTCGGCACGCTGGCCTTCGTGTTCGGCGCTGCCCTGTTCGCCGCCGGCCACGAGGTCACGGTCAACGAGGCATTCGGCATGGGCACGATCACCGGCGGGCTGATCGGCGTGCTACGCATCCCGTCCGTGCGGAACGTCACGATCGACAACCCGGCCAGCGATCCTGTGCCGACGACGGACGCCAAGCCATGATCGCCGCCCCGTACATCCTCGCGGGCGCGGCGGCGCTGTCCCTGATCGCCGGCACCTACGCGGGCAGCCAGATCGAGCATGCCCGCCACGTCAGCCGAGAAGCCGCGTCCGCCGCCCGTATCGAGGCCGCGCGCGCCAAGATCCAGACCGCGTTCGACGCCGTCGCCACGAAGGCGGCCGAGGACGTGCAGACCCAAACCACCACCTTCACGGAGATCCGCCATGTCGCCGGCCCGATCGTCTATCGCAACACGAACGTCTGCCTGCCTGCTGGCGATGGTTCTGTCGGGCTGCTCGACGCCGCGCGCAATGCCGCCAACGGTGTCGCTGCCGGCGAGCCTGATGGTGCCGCCGCCGCTGCTACCGGCGTTCCCGCGGGGCGCTGATGGGGCTGTGTCGGGCGGGCAGTGCTTGATGGGCGCGATCGATCTCTATGCCGCGGCCGGCGCGCTTCGGCTGCAGCTTCTGGCGCTGATCGAGGCGGAACGGGCACGGGCAGGAGCCAAGCCATGAAGCTCTCCACCATCGTGCGCGAGGCGTTCGCGTGGCGGCTCGTGCTGCTCGCGTTCCGCCTGCACCCGCCGCTGGTCGGGGACATAGCAGACGGCGCGAATCGCCGGCCTGAACAAGGCGCTGCGTCCTACGCCCGAGCGGCAGCCGGTGCCGGGGGTGTATGGGGACTAGGCGGGGTCGGGCGGGAGCGACCCTAGGGAGGCCAGCGGCGTTATGTTGAGGCTCCGGAGAAGCATCGACCGCGCGATCCGCGTGTCCATGACGGTGCATAATGTTTGAAGAACTGGGAGCATTCGCGACCAATTTGCGAAGGTCATTCCCAGACCAGTTGTTGGATAGCGGTAGCGACCCGCCTTATGATCCTCGGCGAACGCCTCAACCACGGAGGCGAGTTCCGGAATATTGAACGGGACCGTTTCCGCCACCCGCGCGTGCAGCTTCCGCAGATCGTGGTTGATGCCCCGCACCTTACTCGCCGTCATGCCCGCATCGAGCAGAGCAGCCTTCAGCAGCAGCTCGACGGCGAACGCACCGAGCAGGTTAGACGGTAGTGTCGTCCAGCCGCGATCCTCCTCACTCCGCTCGGCAGCCTCGAACAGTAAGGTGCAGGCGCGCACGTAGCTCTTGCCGGCAGCGAAGGCCGAGTTGGCGTCAAGATCGGCCATGCTGTTTCGTCCTCTCACGGGCCATTACGCTAGACGGATTCGCGCGATTCTGGCATAAGGATCTGGCTGCGGCGGCACGGATGGACGTGCCATTGCAAAGAAGGCCCACCGTCACAAAACCGCCGCGCCTCCAGTAAGCGCGGAGAAGCAGGGGTTGGCGGCCTGCTCGTCGGCCCGCTGAAAGCTGACGATGGGGAGATAGGGAGCCGGTGTCGAACCCGGCCCGCAGCAGCCGCCCACGGGGATCTCGCCCTCCGAGAACAAAGAGGCGATGACGATGGGGAACAACGCCATCAGCGCCGCTGGCATGACGGCTCAGTCAACCTCATGCCGCCAGCCCCGCCTCGACCTGGGCGTCGGTCAGAGGGGTCATGGGCGGTCCCATCGCGTGCCCATGATAGCAGCCCGGCCAAGGCAGTAGCAGCCTACTGCGATCGTGATGCCTCCAGCTATCATGGCAACGTAGATCGGCGAGATGACGATCGCCACGACCAAGCCGACAAAGGCCGCTATGATCGCCGCGCCGATCAGCAATGCCAGAACATGCCTTTTCATCACGCACCCCCTTCCCGGCCACCGGCAGGGCGAGCGGCGCGGAGGGCGGCGCGATAACCAGCGTGGAAGGCGGCGGCTTCCTTGTCCACCGGCTTACGTTCGTTGTGCCACCACTTCCACATTGCCGCCTCCACCATCTCCGCCGTCGGCTCATCCGGTTCGGCGGGCGGAAGGGCGCGGATCAATCGGGCCATGTTCTCTCCGTGCACTTTTTGTGCATAAGGGCCACGCGCGTAGGCATCGCACTCCTGCGCCGCCCGCTCAATCCCGTCTCTCTCGCTCACGATCCGTCTCCATCGGTGTGGAGGGACTGCCCCGGCTTCCGGCTGTTATCCAAACTGTCGGCTAAAATGCTGGCGGCATGGGATAGGCTAGCGGGCGGTTTGGTCGCTGACATGTTCCGTAGCTGCGCTACCGCTGCTGCGAAGCCTTCCGCCTGTCCCTGAACTCGCAGCACCTCCTCCCGCGCTGAAACTCGGGCCTCGGCGGCGATGCGGTGGGCTGCAAGGGATTGCTCCACAATCGGCCGCTCATTTGCAGTCAGAAAGCCGAGCGCATCGTCTAGCGCATCCGCCGCATCCCGATCCTCCTGCGTGACCGTCACCACCGCGCGCGTGTCAGGAATGGGCATGGTCGGTTCCCTTTCGCTGCATCAGCATTTTGGGGTGTGCGGATGCCATGCAGTTGGCGAACCATCCGACCATCCAACCGTCGATATCGCCTGTCGCCTGAGAGGCATTGGCGTCGATGCCGTTACGGTCGCGGATGTGCCGCCATGCTACCGCCCACTTCATCGCGTCCGTTTCTCCGAGGGGATAGTTTGGATCTGCCGCAATGGCTTCGCTAACTTCTTGCTCGATATCAGTCATGGTTCTTTCCTCCATTAATCGCGATCATCAGAGCTTCGTCAGCTGTGAAATTTGCAAGATTGCTGCACGGCTTACCGACAGCGGTGATTGGCAGATTTGTTTCGCCGCACTTGAAGCATGTTCCAATGAACGGACCACCCTTCGGGCTAGTCCGGCTAAGCGCGTGATTCGGCATCGTCAGCCCCCGTATTCATTGCAGCGAGGAAGGTGCGGGCTTCTTCGGTTAGTCCTTGATGCCCGTACTCAGTCTCCAGTCGATCAACACAGCTTTGGATCACCGCCTCCGCCGCTTCCAGCTTGCGTTCGGCGGCGAGGGCGCGACGGTTCATGGCACCGAACAGCACATCGGCAGCAGTAGTGCTCTTGCCCCACTGTTCCCGCAGCGCCTCGATCTCGACTGCGAGGCTGGCGGTGGCGCGGATGTGGGCGGCGGCGCGGTCCAACAGCTTAGCGTGGAACTCCCCCGCGCCACGTCTGCGCGTCGATAGGGCGTGGCGGTCCAACTCGGCCGCGATCTCCTCCGCATCGCCGGCAACCTTGGGGGGTGTTGGGCGGGTGTTCCATGCGGCGATGGCGTCCTGCCGTCGTTCGAATGCGCCGCCTGTCGCTCCACAGCTAGGGCGGGTGCACTTTACCGAACCTCGGCTTTGTGTGCGGTTCCAGACGAAGTAGCCCGGCGCTTCGCAATGCGGACACGCCGCCAGATCCGCAATCTCGGGGGTGTCAGACATCATCTTGATCCTTTTGGAGTAGCTGGCGGATGGCGAGGCCGAGCGGGGTGAGAGCGGTGGCGTACATGCGATCAACCACCAGCCCACGCCTTTGCAGGGCGCAGCGCGTCGCGGCGCTTGTTAGCGAGGGAATGGATGTAGCGAACGGCCCACCGGCGCTGACAGCATCCCGTTGCGCCTTCGTCAGCTTCGCAGCCATCTCCGCAGCGTCGGGGGTGGGGCCAGTCATGACAACCTCCGCAGGCAGTGCTTGCAGACCCGCCGGCCAAGAGCGAACGGCGCGTTGATCGATCGGTTGAAGGGCAGATCCGCGCCGCAGATCGCAACGAACAGAGGCTCGCCAAGCCGATCGTGCTGCTGGACGTGCATCACCCGGCGCTTTGGCGCTCCAGCCTCAAATACGTAGCGCATCAGAGTTTCTCCGCTGCATCGGAGGATGCCTGTGCGAGAGCGGCGCGGAGTTGCTGACCGTAAGGAGTTAGCGCCCACTCGTTCGCGTCTTCCGGGCAATGCTTGTGGTCAATGATACCGGGGATCATGCTCCACCACGCGCGCTTGGCGACGCTGCGGCTTGGCACTCGGCCCCAATCGCCGTCGGCGGGCAGCGCCATCACCATCGCTTTGCGTGCATCGGTTAGCCGCCCCGCCAGCGCCATCAGCTCACCCGCGCTCACGACCGTGCCTCGGGCTGGGGTGCGAGTTGGCGGATGGCGGTGGCGATTGCTTCTGCGGCCATGTCTCCGAAGGCGAGCAGGTCGCCACTCTTAACTATGCCGTCTTCCGCAAACCGCTTTGCGAAAAGCGCCACGAACCGATCGCGCTGCGCATCCGCCACCTGCGCGCATCGTTCCACGGTGATGGCGATCGCAATGTCAGTAGCGGAATAGTCGTCATTGCAAGGAGTGGCGACTCCAGGCTCCATGGCGACCGCTATGGCAAGCGCCACCTCCTCCCTAAGCTCCACCCGCTGGGGTGCGTCGGGCGCGGTCATGCCGAGAGCCAGCGGCTAGAGCGACCTGCTTTCGAGACCGGCTCGCCGTCTTCTCCGCAGCTATCGCCGGAGCAATCAGGGCACTGGCCTACGTCTGTTTCCAGTTCAGGGTCGTCCATTTGCGGATCGTGGCGGAACAGGCGTCCTTCGACACAGCGCAGATCACCTTTCATGCTGACAAGCTCCTCATCCAGCGTCGTTTGGCATCTGCACGGGCGGCGGGCAGGCGGCTCCGAGATGGCCGGGTCCATTCTTCGGCGCGGGTCAGGCCCATGTCCTGAAAGCCCGCAGCTCGCAGCGACGTGCCGGGCTCCTCCGCCAGGGTGTAGGTCCACGCCTCACGGTAGCCGAGCGCCTTGGCCGCCCGGCAGATCGCACCGTAGAGAATTGAGCAGGCGTTCTCTGCGCCTTGGGTGGCGACGCGCGAGATCACGACCCGGCCGGTGCCCTGCCAGACGCGAGCTGGATTGCCGGCGATAGCCACGCCGATCGTCGCGCCGTCGGCTTGAGCGGAGACCGCGAACAGTCCGCCTTGCACGCGCGGCAGGTGGCGGTGGTGCTCGGCGACGTAAGCCGCTGCGGCTTTCACGGTGATCGGATGAAGGTTCATGCCTGCCTCCCAGATGGCCGGCGCGGGGTTGGGCGTTTGTGCCGACCTATGCGCCGTGGTGTTCTTCGCGAACAGATCCAGAACGCGCCCGCTGCGGATGCAACGACTCGCGGAAGATCAACGATTTCGCGGAAAACCTGGGGTTTGCGGGGCTAACCGATGTTCACGGTAAGCGGTTTTCAAGACCGCTGCCTTAAACCACTCGGCCACCTGTCCAAACGCAAGGCATTCCGCCATTTCTCGACTATGACACACCCCGAAAACCGCTGCAAGTGTGCCTAGATTTGTGCCGCCCCGATTTTCGCAGATGTCGCCTTCTCTGGGGTGAGATAGCGCACATACCACTCGGTCTGCTTGATCGATCCGTGACCGAGCAGCAACTGCAACGTGTAGAGCGAGCCGCCCTGTTCCAGGTAGCGGATGGCATATTCGTGCCGGAGATCGTGGAAGCGCATCCGGGTCAGGATCCGCCCCTCGCGCTGTGCCATGATTTGTGCGCGCTTCACTACTTCGCGCCACATCTCCGAGACCCGCTTGTAGGGCGTGCCGAGCTTCGTGTTGAAGAGGTATGGCTGCCGATCCTTGACCGGCTGACGCTCCACGATCGCCTGCGCCTCGGCGGACAGCGAGATGACGCGGAACTTGCTCTTGGTTTCCCATAGCTGCGCCTTGCCGCCGCGCGCGTCCGAGTGCTTCAGCGTCGCGATCTCGTCCATGCGGGCACCGGTCAGCAGCGCGAACCGACACAGGTCGCCGAACGTGCCCTGCATCCGTGCGAAGTAGGCTTCGATATCTTCGACGGGCGGGCGCACGTAGCCCTGCCGCTTCTCGCGCCGAGGCTTCTTCGGCAGCAGCTTGACCGGGTTCACCTCCGGCCAGCCAGGCAACTCGCGGACATGGTCTGCGATCCCGGAGATGACGGACAGATAGCGGTTGATCGTCGCGGTCCCGGCCGCCGGCTTCGTGGCGGTGGGCTGGCGCTGCTTCTCCGCGAAGGCTTGCAGCGCCGCCTTGTCGATCTGATCCCAGAACATGGTGCCGAAGTGCGTCTCCAGCGTGCCGAGCAGCTTCACGTACCCGCGCAGCGTCTTGGGCTTCCACTCGCCGGCGTCCATCCACAGCGCGGCTGCTTCCAGGAAGGTGTGCCGGGTCGTGCCCTTGTACGGGGAGAGGTTGGCTAGCCACGGCTCGATGCGGCGTTCAGCTTCCTCTCGATCGCCCGTCTTAAGGGATTGGCGATACTCTCGCCCCTCGACGGTGACACGCGCGTAGAAAATCCCGTTGCGCTCGTAGAGCCTGTCCGGCTCGACACGTCGTTTTCCTTTGCGAGCAACCATGCGCGAAGCCTCAATCTGTCATAGGTCCAGCGCCGACCGAGCTTGGCCGCGCCCCATATCTCACCGCGCGCCGACATGCACTGCAGGGTGCGCTCGCACAGCCCCGTGATCTGGCAAGCCTCCGCGATTTTGACGCGCTCGGCCTCAGCCATCGGTCGCCTCCCGATGCTGCGGCGCATCCACCATCAGGTTGATCTCCTGCAGCAGATCCCACGCTACCGCCTTGGCATCCTCGCCACGCGCTTCCACGACGCGGGCGATCGCTGCCTTCACGTCCTCGGATGACAGCCAAGCGGGCAGGCGATGCGCGGGCGTGTATGTTGGCCGTGCGCTCATGGCTCGCTCACCTCCGTACGTGCGGTTTCTGGCGGGGAGGGCGACAGCGCAGCTTGGGCCTCCGATCGCAGCTTGCAGTAGCCCGATCGACAAGTTGCCGCCGCCGAAAGCATGATGCTCGCGTCGCACTGTTCGCACCATCGCCGCCGATCGCGGGCGGGCTGTTCAGGCACCAACGCCAGCGCGGGGCGCGGCTTGACGGCTGAGACCTTGGCGGGCGCGGACTTGACCGGGCGGACCTCCACCTTCGCGAGCACCCGATCGGCGGGGCGCGACGCGGACAGTTCCTTTTCTAGGATCTGGACCGCCTGCAAAACCGTGTTGGCTTTTACGAGGATGGTGGACGCTGCGGCCGCATCGCCAAGGTTCATGGCCATAGCAGCCCGATCAGCGAGCGTAGCCGATCGATCGTACAACCATCCGAGCGCGTCCGTGTCGGAGATGGCTACCTCACCCATCGTCCCGCACCTCGCTCTTGCTCGACAGATGCGGGGCGGACGGACCGGGCAGGGGTGAGTGCTTCGGCTTCGACGCTTGCTTGGCCCGGATCGCCTCCACCTTCGTCCAGATGCGCTCCAGTTCAACCCAGCCCGCGGCGTGCATGTCGGCATCGTTGGCGAGGCACAGCGCGGCCAGCGTCACCATGACACCGCCGACCTCTTGATGCAGCTCGCCGACAGGCCGGCCGTAGACGTAATCTACCAGCTGGTGCGCCTCGCTGGCTGTGCATCCACACGCCTGCACCAGCTCTAACGCCTCCTCAAGAAAGCGGTGGTTCCGCTCCTCTCGGTCGCCAGCAATCATCGCGCCGAAGCAAGCCATCAACCATGGCTGTACGCGGCTCTGGAAACTCTCGCTCATATCGTCTCATCCTTGCTGGAGAGGCTGGCAGGGGCGGGCGGATAATCGCCGGCACGCTCCAGCCGCTTACGACACGGCGGGATCCAGCGGAGGCGGGTGTCATCCTCGCCGTCGATCCAGACCAGCCACGCATAGGCGGTCGCGGTCGATCCCTCTGGCGCCAACCGGCCCTTGTGCATGACGACGCGCTCGCTGAACTGCAGCACGAAGCTGGGCGGGTTACGCGAGAACAAATCCGCATACCGGCCCACCGATTCGAGGAACGCGGCGCGCACGATCACGGCAACGCCGACCCGGCTTGTCTGGCAGGCGCGCTCGATGAACTGCTCGGCAAGGCGGAAGGGCGGGTTGGTGATCGTCCAGTCGACCGATTCCGGCAGCGGCCCGAACAGGTAATCCAGCTGCGGGAAGCCGGCGCCGTAGTCGAACACGTCAGCGGCCTCGACGTGGCTGAATGCCTCGGCGAGCGGCAGGACCATGTGGCCCCGGTTCGCTGCAGGCTCTCGGCAGATCATGCCGGAGAGGTCGATTCCCTGCGCGTCGATGAACTCGCACAGCGCGCGGGTTGCCCACGGCGGCGTCGGGAAATCGTCGAGCGAATCGTGCGCCTCGACGCGCCGCTGCATGACGGCGGTGGAGCGGTTCTGGCTCATGCCTGCGTCTCCTCCATCGTCTTGCGCGCCGCCTTCATCCCCCAGCTCGCATCGCGCTCGCCGTCCCTCACCATGTCCGCCTCAGCCAGTATTCGCGCCTCGTCGGGCTGACCGGTGGCGCTCGCGCGAAGGCGGGCTGCGCAGGCGTCGCGGGCGGGTTGGAGGGGGTGCGTCATACCAACTCCTCCACCGTGAGATTGCCGGTCGCGAAGCATCCCGTGTCGATCCACGACATGTTCTGACTGCGCAGCGGCGTCTTCATAGGCGTATGACCGAAATAGACGTGATCCACGCCAATGGCGGGCGCGATGTCGTGGTGCTTCGCCTCCTGCACTCGCTCGCGCGACCAGAGCGCATATTCGCGCACAGCACGCTGGCTAAGCTGGCTGGCGAACTCATGCCACCGGGTGCCAGGAAAGTCGGCATGAACTAGGCCGATCGTGCGGCCCGTCGGCGTCACCACAGTCAGCGCCAGCGGCAGGCTGCGCACCGTATCGGCGCACCAATCCCGCTCCGTCTGATCAAGCAACGAGAACCAGCCGCCGCCATTCATCAGGTGGTGGCCCTGCGCCTCCCGGTTGCGCGGGTTAGCGGCGAGAAGCATCATCTCCTCGTGGTTACCCATGATGCTGTCGAACCATGGTTCATCAAGCAGCCGCAGCACCTCCAGACTTTTCGGGCCACGATCCACCATATCGCCGAGCGCGATCAGGCGATCAGCGGACTTGTCGAAGCCGACCGCATCGAGCGCCGCCATCAGCTCGTCGAACATGCCGTGGATATCGCCACAGACGAAGGTGCGCATCACGCCCACCCCCCTTCAAACACCGGCTCACCCACCCCCGCTACACCGCCGGCATGGCTGACACACCGACCGGGGAGGGAATGCGGATTGTGCTGGGTCATGCTGCCTTCCTTTCGTCCGACCAGACCACGCCATGCTCCGCGCCGAACGCGGCGATGCACTCGATCAGGTCGCTAAACTCCACCTTCGTCAGGCGGGATGATTTGTAGCCGGTCGGCACGACGCCTTGCCCGTCCAGGCTGGGCTCGAACCGCGGCGTCTGGCCACAGGCTGCCATGAACAGCGCCTTCCAGATCTCGGTCGGCAGCACCCGGCCTTGCGGGCGAGCGCGGGCGACGTCCGACAGCATGGCCCACATCTTGGCGTTCTGGTCGTCGCTGCGGGTTGCCTCGCGGATGTTCAGCACCGCGCCGGGCGGTGCGCGCTCGATCAGGGCATGGGCCATCTCGCGCTGCCGCGGCGTGGCGAGAATGATGGTCTGTCCGTTCATCAGAATACCTCCGTCGTGCCGCAGCTATCCAGCCACGCCCGATCAGCCCATTCGAGCAGATCGATCCCGTGCACCTCGCGGAAGCCGGCGTGCCCCAGCGCCTCAACGCTTTCGCGCGGGCCGAACTGGTACATGTGATGCGGCGGGCAGAGCGGCGCGATCCGCTCATGGGTGCGCGTGATGCGCTTGAACCCGTCGCTGGTGACGTGGTGGACCGTCGCCGGATCCCCGCACACAAGGCACCCATGCGCCGCGATGCGGGCAATGTGCCTGCGCTCGGCAGCGGTCGGCGCCTTGCGGCGGCTGACCTTCATGGGGGACTTGCGGGCGAGCATCAGAACGGGATGTCCGAGTCGAGCTCATCGTCCTGCGCGGCGGAGCGGGTGAAGCCTCCACGCTGCTGCTCGCCGCCGCCAGCTGCCTGCCCGGTGGTCGGGCCGTCGAGCATGACGAGGGTGCCGTTGAAGTTCTGCACCACGATCTCAGTGGCGAACTTGTCCGCGCTCCCGGCGTCCTGCCATTTGCGGGTTTGCAGAGCGCCCTCGATGTAGACCTTGCTACCCTTGCGCAGATACTGCTCGGCCGTCTTGGCGAGGTTCTCGTTGAAGATCGCCACCGAATGCCACTCGGTCTTTTCCTTGCGCTCACCGGTGGCACGGTCCTTCCACGTCTCCGACGTGGCGATGCGCAGGTTCACGACCTTGCCGCCATTCTGGAAGCTGCGGCTCTCGGGATCGCGCCCGAGATTGCCGACGAGTATGACTTTGTTGACCGAACCGGCCATGATTATGCTCCTGCGAAACTATTGAGGATTACAATGTCGCGTTGTCGCCGCCGGACGGTGCCAGTGCGGCGCGGCGATCGGTGAAAGCTTTGCCAATCGCGGCGTACATAGCGCCGTCGATGGTCTTCACGGCGTTGATCCGCCGCTTGCAGAGCGCATCATTCTTGATGACGTCGAGCTTGGCGGTCGTGCTGACAGAACTGATCTCGTCGATCAGGCTAAGCGTCCAAGCGCCCCATCCATCCGCCGGCTCAAGGTTATCCCCCGCGCCCTCTCCATTGTTATCGGGCGCGGGGGTCTCCTGCCGCGACTGCCGCGGCTGGATTTCGTGGGTGGTTGCGTCGGCGTCGTTGTCGCCTTCGGTCGGAATGCAGAAGGTCTGCATGGCCGCGTATTTGTAGGCCGCGCTCATGGCCTTGTTGGTCGACTTGTCGGCGCTGTCCATCGCCTCGCCAAAGGTGCGAACGACGTGGATTGAACCGTCCTCTGCCGAGACGAAATCGAACTCGGCCTCAACCGTGGTGTAGAAGATCGCTCCACCCTTTGCGGTCGTGCGTTCCTGTTGAGCGCGACTGATCATCCGGGGTAGGATGCAGAGCTTGTGCTGCGCGAGCATCGGCGACAGGGCATTGTATACCTCGTCGATGCCGCGGAAGTTATAACCCTGCTGCTGATTGCGACGGTCTTTGCTGATGCCTTCCTTGGACATGGCCAGGGTGACGGCCGCGATAGCGGCGTACACCATCGGCGGCGCAGCGGTGATGTCGGTGTGAGCGTTCAAAGCGCCTTCTCCTGTGCGATAATCATGCCGGGGATGGTGCGCGCTCCAACGGCAATGTCCTTGAGGGCGAGCGCAAGGTAGAGCTCGACGACCTCGGCGTTCTTGGTCTGCCAGTAATGACGCGCGAGCTGCTGAGCGGCAGTCGGTTCGTCCGCCAACCGCCCCACCCACCGGGTCGGCACCTTGCCTATCCCGCGCGCACCACCGGTTTTGGTCACCGCCTTGGCCTGCTCAGCCCGCCGCGCCATGTCGGCCAGCGTGTCGGCGTTCCCAAGCTGCTGCTCGGCTTGCTCCAGTGCTTCCAGATTGTTGGCACGGATCGCGGCCTCGTGTGCGGCCTGCGCCTCGGCTGCCAGCTTGCGTGCCTCCTCGCGGACGCGCTCGGCTTCGATACGCTGGATCTCGGCCAGGTGGTCGTTCCAGCGCTGTACGGCGAGCTTGACGCCCTTACGCGCCTTGTCCGCCTTATCGACCAGCGGCTTCCACTGCGCCTGCACTGCGGCGGCGGCTTGGTCGTGCGGCCGCTTGAGGATGACGCGCTGTTCGTCCGCGGCCTTCTGCGCCTCGTCCAGCATGGTGTAGAGCTTGCCGAGCGCGTCGGCCTGCTCCTGCGTCTGCACCTTCTCGCCGTCGAGCCACAGCTTGGCATCGTCGTATGCGTCGTTGATGCTCATCAAGTGCGCGACAAACGGATCCGGCGCGGCGCCGCTGTTGTGCCCGATCCCAGCGGACGCCAGCACAGGGGCGAGGCGATCGATCGTGTCGGTCATGCCAGCCACCAGAACAGCGCACCGGCTGCCCCGATGATGTACATCCCCGGCGCAGCGCGGCACATCGCGTCCCCCACGATCAGCCCCACGCACCGGCAAAGCTCCTGCCAGCCCGTCAGCGGGTCGATCACCGCGTCGTCGTCTTGCAGCTGCTCGGCGTAGAGGGTGTGTTGGTCGAGGTGGGTCATAGCCGGTCACGCAGCAGGCTGGCGACCGTCATGCAGCCGACCCAGATGGATCCGAAGCCAGCGAAAAGCGCGAGCCACGTCGGCATTGCCTCAAATCCGCGCAATGCCGCCAACAGCGTCCAAATCACGATGTTAAAGACCAGAATGATGGCCTCGATCTTGTTGAACATCACAGACCTCCAGCATTGGCGAGCAGCACCACCACCACCACGATCGCGAGCAGCACCCAGCCGGTCATCCAGCGGTTGGCCTCGCCACGTTCGGCAGGGGTTTCGTTTGGGAAGGGGCGGGGCATCACGACTGGACGACCCGGTAGGCGATGATGTCGTTGCGGTGGCCGGCGCCGATCGACGGCTCGTGCTTCCACCAGTCGCAAAACCCGCTTGCCCATAATCCTGCCGGCTGACACCCGTTGGTGTCACCGCATCGCAGCTTGATTTCGACCTCGGTTTCCACCGACACCGGGCATTCGCCGCCCGTCCATTCGATCCAAGACTGGTCGGTCACGACAGCACCTCCCGCAACTGCTCGAGCGTCAGCCCGGAAGCGGCCTCGAGCTGCGAGATCAGATGATCGCGAAGCTGGGTCGCGCGGTCGTCATGCTTGACCGATGCCGCATCAAATAGGGCGGTATCCTCGCCGCAATTGAAGCGCTCCTCTGCTTCGCGCCAGCACTCGTCGCGGCGCTCCAGAGCCTTGCCAAGTGCCCGATATGCGTCCGTCATGCGCAGGTCGGCGGGCTCGATGTCATCGATCGTCTCCGCGCGGAAGCCAGTGCAGGAGGAGCCGTGGCGACCATGATATTGCTGCTGCGAACCGCAATTGACGCAGCGCGCCAGCGGGCTGTCGGCGCGCCAGATGGTGACGTAGGGGCTCATGCCGCCATCCGATCCGCATCAGCACCACGCCCGCAAAGGCTGGTGAACCGGGCCATGGCTTGCACGTAGCGGTCGCTGGTGAAGTCTGGGGCGGCATCGAGAACGGCGTTCCAAGCAGCCGACACATCAGCCGTGGCCACGCCGAACTTCGTCGCCAGATCAGCCGCCGCGCTCTCGGGCGTTTCCTCGATCAGGTACTCGGCGACGTGCTGCCAATGGACCATGTCCGAGTAGCGCGCGTGAAGCTTGCCGGCCGAGCAGCGCACGATGACGGGCAGGTCGGCGGGGATGGGAGCGGTCTCGCTACGATCGTGCGGGAGCCAGGTATTGATCTGGAGCATCACTGTGCCTCCGGGTTGGTGGCGCGGGCGTGCGTGAAGCACCTTGGCCCGTCCGGCGTGTTGTAGGTGGCCCGCTTGGGGCAAGCTGGATCGCCACACAGAGGACGGGGCTTGGCGATCTGATAGGTCGCGCAACCCGACTTGAACGCCTTGCCCCAAGCGTGAAGGCGGCTGATGCCGTCGCGGCGCATCTGATCAGCGCCCATCACTTCTCCTCCTGCTTCGGAGCGGCAAACGGCCAGCCTTGGCGCTCGCAGATGGCGAGGGTCGCGCGGGCGGGGGCGATAGCTTCGGCGAGGGTGCGGGTAAGGGTCATGCCGGCACCACGCCCACGACAATCGCACGGGACGCGTCCGGCAGCTTGGCCAGCACGTCAGCGAAAGAGATCGTCTTGCCGGACTGATACTCTTCCCAGAGGCTGTCGGAATCAGCGAACTCATGCGTCCAGACGCCGCGGCCGAGCAAAGCTTCCATGCCTTCGTGGACAAGCGTGAACGGCATGCAGAGCCGCGTTTGGCGGAGCTGCAGAAGGGCGCGTTCAGCCGGCGACAAAGGCTCCCACCGCTTGCGCTCGGCAAACTCAATGGCTTCCTCTTGAGTGAGTTGATACGGTGCAAGGCGCTCGCTCATGCCGGCACCTGCTCGGCCAGAGCGGCTTCGAGGCGGGTGGCGACGCGCTGGCGACGGGCGATCTCGCGCTTATTCAGGTGTGGACCGCCATGCCGGTTGCCGAGTGCGATCGAGCCAGTGACCTTGTAGGACTTGCCGGCCGCACCGCGCTGGCGGGTGCGCTTGGCCGGGCGGGCGTCCACGCCTTCCTCGATTACGATCGGCTGCCCGGTGGCACTGGCTGCGATGCCGCTAAGGGCAAGGGCTGCAATCGCGAGGTTCTGTATTCTCTGCACGGTCGTTCTCTCCGCCGATTGGCTACGGGGAGAACTATGCACAATGCATAGACTGCGCGCAAGTGCAAAACGCATTGGAAATGCATAAATCGCGCTTGCTAATTATTCTGGCTTAGGGGAAATATCTTTTTAACCCGTCCCCGCGGATTGGTGTTATGAGAACAGAACCAGAACAGACGAGGGAGTCGACGGGGTGGGAAGGCCGGTGTTTCGTGCGTCGCCAGGCTGCGCGATTGGCTGCACGAGTTGCGATATCAGGTGCGCTGTTCTGGCTGGCGAGGCAGACGACGCTTGGCGGGATCTTGAGCGTCTCCGCCGGGAGCACTTTCTGAACCCCTCACAGCTACGGGCGGAGAGAGTGCGGCTCGCGCAAGCCCGCTCGGAAGACGCCGAGCAAGCGTTTGCGCTAGCGCGTCCCGCTGCTCAGCCGGCACATCCGGCTCCAGCATGGTCTCAAACATTCGTGTCAGGGCTTCTGCACTAGGCAGACTGACCGGCAGGAGTAGACTGGTCTCGGCTGGCGCGTCCTCGATCGGCCCCGCGCCCTTGCCGTATAGAAGCCATTCGGCCGTCACCCCGAAGCGCCGCGCGTAGACAGGCGCACGACTGGCTGGAAAGCCGCGGTGGCCGTTCTCATGCCCGGCGTATGTACCAACTGGTACGCTCATGGCGTTGGCCGCGTCGGTTGCGCTTCTGAAGTGGCGAAGGCGAGCCTGCCTTAACCGTTCGTTCGGTGTCGTCATGGCGCGCTGATACGCCCGCTCTTTGTGCAAAAGGCACTTGCCTTCGTTCAGTGCATAATGCATAGAACGGTGATGCGAACTCATGCCGAAATCATCAGCACCGCCGGCGAAGCACGGATCGTAGAGGTGGTCACCACCCAGTCCATCCATACAATCCGATCGTGGAGGCAGCGCGACAGCATCCCCGGGCCGTACTGGCGGCCGCTGGCTGACGCCGGAGTTGCTACGCTGGACGAGCTCGCGACCGCCGCGGCGATCCGCGCCAGCGCAAGGGCAGCCTGATGCCCACACCCCCGCCCATCCGCGTCGCCACTGAGCCGCGCGTGCTGTTCACCGACCGCGACCTCACCCTCGGCTTTCACGAGGTCGTTCCGGTGGCTGTCTTCGATCTTGATGTTCACCCTGCTCATAAGGACGCTTCTGCATGACGCATCGCACAACGTCTGTGATAGATGATGGCCTGCTTTCGGACGATGCGGCGGATGAGGCAGTCTATCGCGCCCTCACGCTGTTCATCGGGCGCGGCAAGCGCTTCTCGGTCGAAGATATCGAGACCGGCACCAACCGCCTGATCACCGCCAGCACCGTCAGCAAGTGGATCACGCCCAATGTTGGCGAACGTCGCCGGCCGCGCGGATCCTGCCTGCTGCTGCTGTGCCAGTTCATCGGCGTGGAGTTTACCAACAAGTTACTTGGTCCGATTGGACAGGGTGGACGCGATCTTAACCCGACGCCCGACGCCCCTGCCGCCGTCGTCGCAACGCTAATGGCCGGTGCTTCCGAGTTTGCGGCCAAGGCTGTGGACGGTCGCTATTGCCACCAGGATTGCGGCGAACTGGAGGATGACGCGGATCAGATGATTCAGATCCTCACCCCATTCTCCAGCCGGGGCAAGGGGCTGTGATCCGCCACCTGTTCCACCGCGGCCCCAGCATGCGCGAGCAGCGCGACATGGCACTGGCCGGCGAGAAGAAGTGGATGGGCATCGCCATCGCTGCCCGTCAGGAGAACGAGGCGATCCGCGCGCGTCGCTCCGACCACAGCCGCCGGTCGGCCGCTACGAAAGCAGCGAACAAAGCCGCTGAGATCGCCGCCAAGGCCGCCGAGCTTGATGCCGAACAGGCCCGCGCCGGCCTGACCCCGGAGGTGTTCTGATGGCCACCATTCATCGCCAAGCGATCCTCTGGACGGCGGACGAGGACGCATTGCTGTTGCAGCAGATCGCAGACCGCATTCCGCTCGGAGATATCGAGATACCAGGGCGCTCGATCAGCGCCATCCGCAACCGGCGCGACATCGTAACCAACGAGCCTGTCGTGCGGAAGAAGGGGTCGAGCTTCCACCTCGGCCCAAATTGGTCCGCGGAGGAGGACGAGCGCATGCTGGCGGCGATGCGCCTTGGCCAGCGCGCCTGCGAGATGCGTCTCGAGGATTACCCGGGCCGGTCCCGCACCGCCATCACCTGCCGCTACTCCAAGCTGCGCAGAACCAACATCGATGCCCACCAGGACCATGCAACCGCCGAAGAGATCGCCACGAAGCGCAATGCCCGCCAGGGCTCTCACAGCCTGCTCTGCGCGATGCTCCGGCACGGCCTGCGTCACGGACCCAAGCGCCAGCCCGAACCGGGCCTGCTTAGCCTGAGCATGGCGCAGGTCCGCATTCGGGCTGCTGCTGCCGGCGTCCGCGCCTAACCAATTCCACCCAGGAGATCACCATGTCCGACATCATCGCAGCCGACCAACTCCGCCTGTTCATCGAGCGCATCGAGCGGCTTGAGGAAGAGAAGAAGGGGATGACCGACGACATCCGCGACGTCTACAACGAGGCCAAGAGCATCGGCTTCGATCCCAAGGGCATGCGCGCGATGGTTCGGCTGCGGAAGCTGGAGAAGCATGCCCGCGACGAGCAGGATGCGATCCAGGAAACCTACCGCGCCGCGCTCGGCATTGCCTAAGTCGTGATCGAGCTGCCTTGGCCCACGTCGGACCTTTCTGGTCACCAAGACGGGCGGTGGCGTCGCAAGGCGCCGATCGTCGCGAAGCATCGCGCCTGGGCCAAGGCCGCCACCCTAGCAGCGAAGATTGGCGTTCCGGCCACTGGCGACATCCGCGTGATCGTGACGTTCTACCCGCCCAATCGGCGCGGCGATCGGGTCAACTTCCCGAACCGCATGAAGCCGTACTTCGATGGCATCGCCGACGCGCTGAAGGTCAACGATAGTCGGTTCCTACCATCATACCAGTTCGCCGAGCCTGTGGCCGTCGGTAAGGTCGTGGTGGTGCTGGCATGAGCGTTCCGGCTTCCATCATCGCGCAAGTCGCCAAGGCCGCCGGCATCGGGGAGCGGGACATCCTGAGCCCGTGCCGGCTGCCGCATATCGTGCGTGCCCGGTGGTCCGTGATGCTCGCCCTGCGCCGCGGTGGTGCCAGCTTCCCGGTTATCGGTGCGCTGCTCGGCCGCGACCACAAGACAGTCATGCACGGCGTCTCGCGGGCCAATGCCCTGATGGTGTCGGACGCTGGTTTCCAGTCTCTCTGCGCGGAGATCCTGGCATGAGCCGGTCTGGGTTCGATCTGTGCCGGGCAGCCATGGCCGTGGACGGTACCACCGCCCCCGAGCAATCCGTGCTGCTGGTACTCGCCATTATGGCAAACGACGATCGGCAGTGCTGGCCGGGGATCAACGGTGCGAACGGCCTGACAGGCAAGACCAAGCTGTCTGAGCGCACCGTGCAGCGCGCCGTGCAGGGTCTGAAAGATGCCGGCCACATCAGCTGGATCGACAAGCCAGGCCGCGGACGTGTCTATGTCGTCCACCCCCGTCAGAGCGACACCCCCACCGAG